CTATTTTGGAAAAAAATTAATCCTCATGCTTTTGGTGTTTATGGTGCAACTGAAGTTGGTAAAACAACATTGCATCATCAGTTAAGAACTAGGGGAGATGTACCTATAATTAAAGAACGAACTGTTGGAGCGCATAAAGCATTAAGAAAAACAATCAAAATAGATAGAGATACACACACAATAAAGACCGCAGACATAGGAGGTGAGTCATTATATTGGGGTGAATGGTTATTAGACATGAAAAATAGAAATGTAAAATACATTATTTTCATGATAGATGACAGACACCTAGCAAAACATATAGATATAGAACAACAATTATGTTGGAAGTTTTTGGTGGATTGTATAATATCTAAACATTGGGATGTTATAAATAAAAGACAAAAAAAGAAAAGTGGTGAATACCCAATAGCAGTAGGGGTTTGGGCTAACAAGTTTGATTTATGGAAGGATAAATATGAATACAAGGATATACAAAAACATCCTATATTCGATGTCTTTCAAGAAGGAATGCAAAAACTAAACGACAAAGGAATACCCGTTTTCAAATATATAATAAGTGCAAAATCAGAATCAGAAATGGTATATAGAGGAATAACAACAATGATAGAGGACTACTAATGATAACAGATAACTGCTCAATGGGAATGTTCTGTCAATGTAAAGAATGTAAGGAGAGAAAATAAATGACGATACAATATCAGCCACCAAGTTTAATCGGAGCATCAAATGCAAGTGTAAACAATGCATTTTTGCCACCAGTAAAATATGCTAGAGCCGCAGGTTCAGTAATGAAATATGAATATAAAAATAGTAAACCAAAAAAACAAGTAAAGGAAATGTTAACAATATTATGGCCAGAGAAAAAAACATTTTTAAAAATGCCATATTCATTTAAGTTCAATGCAAGAGATAGATGTGTAGTATGTGGTACACATAAGGTATGGGAATCATCAGACCCATCAAGGCCACCAATACCGCTACATAAAGTAAGAAAAGGATATCCAATGAGGGGTACTTACTGCGATAAACATGCTGCATTATACAAACAATATGAAATGCTAGAAAATCAGATTTTGGCAGAAGAACATGGGTTATCCTTTAGTGCGTATATACCTAAACCAAGAGTGCCTAGCATATTAGCGTCTGCACCGCTAACTTCATTAAGGCAATCAGATATTGAAGCATTGTCGGCAAGTGGTTGGACTGTGAGGCCACCTCAAATGTCGGTTGAAAGCCCTGAAGATGAATTGTTTAGATTAACGATGGAAAGCCATGCAATTAACAATAGAGTATTAAAACTGATGACAAATGGCACAAGTGTAAAACAACAACAACCAATACAAAATATATTTGAAGAAGGAGTGGAATAGAATGGGATTATTAGGAACAAGCAACAGCAGTATAGTAACTGCAATAGATGCTCAAACTGCTGCTAATTTTAAGGCAACGAATAATCTTTTGACATTACAAACAAACCATGTCGAAGAGTTCTTTGAATATCATGGTGAAGGCTTTTTAATGGCATTAGAAAAATTAATGGAAGATACAACTGAAAGAGTAGTTAGTCAAATGCTTTCTAAGTTAAAATTAACTTCCGGTGCTAGTGGAGAAATGGTAGTACATCCAGATTGTTTAACTGATTATAATGCAATCACTGAAGCAAACATTACATTAGACATACAATCAATATTGGCTTCTGCTGTAAATACAGAGGTTATTGTTCAAAGAAAAATGGCAAGACAACAATATCTAGAAACGCAAGGATTTACCCCAAGTGTTCAACAACCTCAAGCACAAAGTTATCAGCAGCCTGTTTATCCACCACAAGGTATTCCACAACAAGGAGTACCAAATACAGGTGGCTTAAATCCTGCACAAATTAGTGGAGGAAACCCTATGGTTCAAGCAAATAATATGATGATGCAACAACAACAGGCTATGAATAATCCAACAGGGTATCCAGTTCCACCGCAAGGTTATGATACAATGGGTAATCCATATTGGATAGACCCTGCTACTGGTCAACCATCATACACACCACCTGGTTCTGGATTAGGCTTAGGCAAAATGATTCAGAAAGGTGCTGCTTGGGCGGCTTGGTTAGCATGAGGGTTTTGGATGAGTATTACTATTCCCGAAACTGTTAGATATTCTAGCCGTGATTATGACATAGGAACAGTAATAGAATTAGATGATTCTAAAAAATCAGATATTGATAATCATCCATTGTTTAAGTTAATGTTACAATTCATTGCTTCACCATTTAGTGATGAAAACTATGATGATGTAGAGGACAATCTAAAATATTTCCTTAAACCAAGTTTCATGGCTAAAGCAGCAGAACAAGATTCTGATATTATATTTGATGAAGATGAGTATAGAGAACATGTAAAATATGCTTGGGACGCAATACAAAAATTAACTGCTGAAGAACTTTTACTTAAACTAAGACAGTATGTTGGTAATTATGACCAAATAACTGCTGCATTAGATTCTGGTTTACTAGATGAGGGTAAAAGTGTAAAGGTTTCAGAAGTCAATGAAGAAATACCAACAGACCATTTACTATCAGCACATAGTAAAGGCATTGAAAGTAAAAAAATATTTCAAGCAGCAGATAAAAAAGTAAAATATGAACCTGCTCTTGACAGGGTAAATAAATACACTACTATCGAAGTAGGTAATAAAACACCAACTAAAATATCTTTACCAAGAAGTAAACATCCCATGACATTAAACCAACAAAGTTACACAATTAATGTTGATTTTGAAGGATTATTTAATGAGTTATTTATGGAAGCAGGCATAAATCCAATGCCTATAAGTGGTGGACAACAAGCCACATCAAAACCACGTTCTTCCACTCAATCATCACAAAATACGCAGGATGCTTTAGAAGAAGCAATGGCTCAAGCAAAGAAGGTTAAAAAATCATTAGAGTTTATACTAAAAGAAGAAACTGAAGATGATAAAGTACATGGGGAAAAAGAGGGTGAAGAATATGATTATACTAGAATACAATCTTACAAAACACATAAAGATTTTCAGTTGAATGATGAAGCAGAAGAATCAGTTAAAACTATCAATCTTAAAATTAGGTGGAATAAATTACTATCTGAAGGCGAGTTCAAATATGAAGATGAAGTATCTGAAGGAGATTTAGATGCTCAAGAAATAGTTTCTCAAATTAGAGAAGGCCAAATGAAAGAGACAGAAAGTTTAGCAGATGAAATGGTAGATAGAGGTGCTATGACTCAAGATGCCTATGATAGATTTATTGATGAGGGTAAAGTACCTGGAAGACGAGGCTTTAATAAAAAAGAGAAAGAATTAATTCAAAGTAATGTCAATTTTAAATCAAACTTAAATCCACCAATAGGTAGAACAGAGTTTGAACAAGCACTATACACAAAGGAAGTTGCTTCTAATATTAGAACTGTATCTAATAGAGTTAAACCGATAGTGCATAGTAAAAAAGGAACTAAATCTTTTTTCAAAAATGAGACTTGGGATACTCCAGATAAACTAGAAATTGATTTGTCAAACGGTGCAACTAATTCTATTAAATTAAAAAGAATGTTAGATATTGCATTAATTCCAAAAACAGTAGGAACATTAAGAATTACATTGATAGTTGTACATGGTTCTGATGAAGAAAAAGCATCAAGAGAAAAAATGGTACAGGAAGAAGATGATGATGATATTGTAACTAACTCAAAGTATTTGTTAGAGAGAGTATGGGATGTATTTAGATTAGAAGATGTACAATATATAGCAAAAACCGAATATTCATTCAAGGATTGGGTAGAAAGAAAGCCTGAATATAGAAGCATGAATAATCCAAAGGCTAAAAAACCTAAACTTCCTAACTATGCAAAACCTAAAAATCCACTTAGGGGTAGGCTAGACGAAGGAGGACAGCCTACTTACATTAATGTCAAATCAAATACGATATTGTATTATATTAAAAAGCAGGTAGCAGAATTAAATAGGGTGATAGAATGACCAGATTAAAATCAGAAAGTGATTATGTTCCAACTTTAACAGGTACATTAACAAGAGGCGATTATAATGAGGGTATAGGTTACTATACTACTCATACAGATGTTTCTGATTTGCTACAATGCGGTGCTTTTACTGCTTCTTCAACACCCGATAAAGCAGCCATAGGTAAAATAATACAAAGGACTGAAGGCAGAATAGATGATAAATTAAAGGTATCACATAGACCAGAAATAATAGAAAAAGAAGTGCATAACTTTGACCCATTTCAACATGGTGCATATCCTGTTAGACCTAGCAAAGATTATATTGGTTTCATACAATTAAATAGTGAAAAGGTTAGAAAGATATTAAGATTAGAAGTGTGGCAAGGAGATGAATATGTTGATTTAGCATCAGCATCTTGTATTTATACACCTCCGGCAGTAGCAATATCAGGCACATTTAAACTAACATTTGCTGTTGGTGGCCTTACTTTTGAATTAACAGAGAATACATTAAATGGTTTTTATGACCATTTTGGACAAAAAACAACTGTGTTAGAGATTTGTGCAGCAATAAATGAAGTTTATCCATCAAAGACTGCACCGTTTACTGGACAAAGGACTAAAAAACAAACAAGAGATGCAGCCGATACAAGAAATATATCTGATTTTTTCTATGCTTGTCCAACAGAAGACGGTAAATCAGTTTATATTTCTTCTAAGTTACCTTCGGATGCAGGGACAATTTGTACTCTATCACAATTGATTGGTTCAAATACCACAAGTTATTCTTTTGTTGATAATCAAAATAGTGGTAGAACAGAAGATTATTGGACTATAAATGAAGAAGGAAAGATTTTCTTTAGAACTAATTATCCTTATCAGACAAATCATTCAATTAGAGTTACTTATGAAAGAGGTAGCAGTAGAGTACCTGCTGCTATACATGAAGCAGCAACAAAACTTGTCGCAGCAGAAGTGTTAGTAACAGATGATAATACTATACTAATTGCCGAATCTGGTAATATAGACATTACTAAGAAACATGAGATACTAACGACAGAAGCCAATGCTATATTAGACGGCAAAAAGAACTTAATTTATTTGATTGATTAATATGACTAAATTACAAAAGGCTGAATTGCTTAGGAAGATATTGGTCATGGCTGAAATGTGGGAACAAAGACAGCAATATGAAGAACTTCTTGGAATACCTACTTCTGATAAATTAACTGAACAATTTATTAGACAAGATGCGGCAGACCTTATTGCAAAAGATTACGCTGAAACTATACGTCAGATGGTTAGGGATGGTGAAATCTTTGGCATTAGATGAAGTTAATTTCGTTTTACAATTATTAGAACTTAATTGGTCGCAGGCAATTGCTGATGGCGCAGGTATATCTGAACATACTCCTGGGACTGCGGCTGTTAACTTTATTGATGTGCGTTCTATTGAACCGCAGAAGGGAAGAAGGGTAGATGCAGACGAAAAAGCAATAATAATTGTCTATGAAGATAGTGCCTCAATCACCCATTCTACAATAGATTGGGCGGTTAGAGATGAAGAATACTCTTTTACTATACACCTAAGAGTACTACATCAAAAGGATTGGGCCGATTTAACTTATTCTAGGACTCGTCTGCAAAGTTTATATCAGATAGTCCGTCACATCATAGAGAGGAACGGGCTTAGACCGAAGGTTATTGTTGGTGGTAATACTTATACAGCAGACCTAATTGACATTACAGGCAGAAATGAGGCTAATGATAGAGGTAAACGATTATTAGGTTACAAGATGTCTGTTACCATGAAAAGGTTTGGAAGAACTACGTAAGTAAGTAAGGTGAAAAAAGATGGTTATGAATGAAGTATATACAGGAGCAGGGTTAACGGCAACGATGATACCTGAAATAGATTTTGAGTTATCAGAATTAGTAGGCACAACGCTAGGAAGCACAAGCATAAAAGGAATTAGTACAGAAAATGGTCAAAAAACATTAACATGGACTGTTAGTAATACCAAGCGATTAGTCCCAGATATTTACAAGGGATGTGTTGCTAAATTAGCAGGATATAATTCTAGTGGTACTGCATTAAATAAAACATATAATTTGGTTATAAAATCAAATACAGAGAATACCCTTGTGTTTAATGAAGCACTATCTACTGATGCATCTCATGTATGGACATGTACTATGCTTGGTTTTGGTTCACCTGTTTTAGCACCAAGTAATACTTCTATTACAGGTAGTGGAGTAACCTCAATTACTATTGTTGACGATGGAGCAGGAATACCTTACGCTGCTAATCAATCATTGACAATAAGTGGTAGTGGGGGTTCTGGTGCTACTGCTAGTTATACACTTACTAAACATAAAAACACGCTTACATGTGTAGCAGAAACAAGCACTAATTATGACGGTAAAAGCGTTACTATAAAGGCAGCATCTACAAGTACATTAGTTTACAGGTTTTGGTTTAATGCTGCAAGTGGTGGCACAGACCCTAATGATATAAGCGGCACAACAGATGTTGAAGTAGTGCTTGATACATTAGATGCAGCAGGTACAGTTGCTTCAAAACTTGCTACTGTTATTAATGCACAAATAGGTTTAACTGCTACTGCTACAAATGATGTAGTAACTGTTGAATCTTCTAATGGCGGTTTTACTACTAGTACGGTTGTCTTAACAGGTAGTTCACACCCATTAACAAAAGCAGAAATAGTTATAGGCGGAGAAATAGATGCTGTAATTATTGGTGCAGCAGGTAGTGGATATAGTAGTGCTACTGTTGCTAATATAACATCAGGAACTACAAATGCAACGTTTACTGCGGTTGTTGGAAGTACAACTGCACCAAATCTATTAGCAGATAATTGGTTAGGTTTAGTAAATACAATTACTCCACCTACTGTTGAAGCCGAAATGAAACAAATGAATATGGCTTTAGGAGGAACTAGAAACTTTAATTATCAATACAAAGGTGCTGAAACTCCAGGCTCTGCTAGTATTGATGTATCTGCTTCTCATGGAATGTGGCTATACTATGCATTAGGTAATATTAGCCATTCTACTAGCGGGTCAATAAATAATTCTAATACATTAGGAAGTACGTTAATTACAGATGCAGCATATGCTAAAGATTCTGGTTCTATTATATATAGAGAAAAGAGTGGAAGTATATTACCTGTTTTACCTGCGGGTGAAACGAATACTAATTACAAACAAGTAAATGGGGCTTTAACCTATACTATTACTGAATCAAATGCGGGAGATTTACCTTCATTTGCTTTAGAGGTAACAGCAGAAAAAGGTAATATTTCTTATGCTACACAAGATAGTGTGGATGATAAAAGAAATCATTACAGCAAAATATACACAGGAATGCAAGTTAATTCATTGAGTTTAAACTTTGAAGAAGGACAAGACGTTAAAATGACAGTAGATGCAATGTGTAGAAAGGTACATGATGCTGCTGATAACTATATACCAAAAGCAGGGTTAACTGATAATAATAACTTGTTTAACAGAAAGGCTTTACCTGGTGGAACGTTAACACAAGATGATACAAAACCGTATATGTTTTCTGATGGTTCTGTTAAATCATTCGGACAAACTCTTGCTAGAATTAAAAGCGGTACACTTACTATCAACAATAGTTTAACAGCACAACGCTTTGTTGGAAACTATGATAGAACAATTGTATCTGCTATGACTACTGGACAAAGAACATATGAAGTACAATTAACTATGTTAATTACTGATAATACAATGTGGGCGGAGTTAAGAAAACAAACTGAAACGGGGTCTGCAATAGGAGATATTGAATTGGAGTTTGAAAAAGACGACAATACAGATGATAAAATTACAATTAAATTAAGAGATTATATTACAACTGCTGTTGACATACCATTTCCAGATGATAAGACAGCGTTAGAAGTATCTGTAACACTACAAGCCCGTACATTACAAGAATGCACATATAGAGGAAAATGGATAATACAAGGATAATTTTTTAATATGGGGGTGGACAAAATCGAGCAAAAATCCGTAAATAGGTGGGTTTTGTCAGATATTGATGGTTTAAAAAAAGCCGTCATAGGAGGCCGAAATTAGAGTAGGTTAACATTTATATTCCACTAACATTGTAAGTTTGTTAGTAAGAAAATTGAAGGTGGAAAAGAATATGGAAAATATAGTAAACGATAAGAGCAGGCTATTTGCCGCAGTAGAAACAGAATGTCATCATCTAAAAGTAGACGCTACATCAGATGATATATTGAAGGTGTGGGTTAAAGAACCTACATGGCTTCAAGTAGAACAAGCACTATCTAGTATAATGAAACTAGATTCAAACAATGGTATGGAGTTAGACCTAAACGCAATGTATAAGTTTATGGTTGAAAACTTTATAGAAAAAACAGAACCTACCCTGTCTCCGGTGGAACTAATGAGGTTATCACCTTTTATTGGTAATCAATTAAAAGATGTACTGCCTAACCCATTTGAAGATATGTTAGGGGCTGATACGGGAAATTAGAATATAGACGGGCATTCAAAGGAGGACAAGTTTCTCCTCAAATTGGAATGAACGTTGCATTGTACGGTTATTGCCGAGCATTCAACGTTAATCCAACTGATGCCTACAATACTCCCGCTAGTTTAATATTAGAAATGTTAGCAATACATGGTGAAGCAAAAAGAGTTGAACAAGAAGAAATAAATAAAGCAGTAAAGTGATGTAGATGGCTGAAGATAATCCTTTAAGTGGTATAGCCAAAGATATAGAAAGGATAAACGAAGCAACTGCGGGTGCTGTTGTTAGGTTTGGTAAACTAGGTGGAGTATCAAAAAGTTGGACTGCGTTTGCTAGAGTTACTTCGGGTTCATTAGCATGGAAGGTACAAGCAAGACTAAGGGCTTTAATGAATGTTGTAGAATTGATAACAGATAGACAAGCCTCTTTTAATGTAGAACTTGCAGATTCTTTTAGAAAAATGAATGAACTTGAATCTGCTACTAAAAATATTAGAAAGTTCAAAGACGAGTTTAAAGCAATGCAAGATATACAAAATGACTTAGGATTTGTACCCGATGTATTTATAGAGAAAATGAGAGGTACTGAAATATTTGATGCTTTAATGTCTAAATATAATGACAATATTGAAAAGGTAATAGAAAAAGGTATGGATTTTTTAACATTTCAAACTAAAAAAGCCGATAAAGCAATTGCTATGAATGAAGCAGGTGGGTTTTTCAATTATTATGCTCAAAATGCAAGTAAATACATGAAAGATGCGGGTTTTGACCAAGCCTCATTATCAGCAGGACTTAGGGAAAGAGGAGGTTTTTTTGGTGCTAAATCTGGATTTGCTAAGACGTTTAGGAATACTGGTTTAATGGATTATTTATCACAGGTAGATACCAAAGAGCCTGGATTGGGAAGAAGTAGACTACAAAAAGGATTGAGTTTCTCAAAGGACAATTTCTTAGTTAAAGCAGTTACAGGATACATGAAGTTCTCATTGAAAGTACTCAAGTTTGTAAAAAATGGATTAAAAATGTTTCCTAAACTAATAGGAATGGCATTAGGTGCATTGATGACTGCTATGTTATATGGTACTGCTGTTTTAATTGGATTGCTTGTAGTTATAGCAATAATAAGAAAAGCGTGGCCTGTATTAAAAAGTGGAATGAAAATGGCGAATAAGTTTGCCAGAATAGGAATGGCTTTCTTCTGGGGAGTAAATAGAATACTCGAAGGAATAATGATGGTATTATCTGGATTATGGGAAGGAGATTTAATTAAAGTTTTGAAAGGACTATGGTTTTATGTATTGCCTGGAATCCTAGCGGTAGGATATTCGATTGTAGCGGGTATTGCTGCATTATTAATTTCTCTAGCAGTATCAATAGTAAGTGGAATAGCATTAGCCATTGCACATATTCTTGGTAAAATTGGAAGTTATATTCCAGGCATGGCGACAGGTGGTTTAGTAAACAAAGGTGGTATAGCAGTTGTTGGAGAAAGAGGGCCAGAATTAGTGTCCTTACCTTCGGGTGCAAGAGTGCATCCAAATGGATATGGCCCATCTGGTAGCACTGTAATCAATGTTAATGTTACAGGAAGAGTAGGTGCTTCTGATTCAGAAATAAGAGATATAGCAAATAAGGTTGCTAGAGAAATTAACTTAAGGATGAACACTAGAGGAACAATTACAATGGGTGGCTAAAATGACAACTAATTTTTCTAATTATGCAGGTGGATATCAAAACTATGTTATGTTAGAGTTAGGTAGACGAGCATCAGGCGACACAACCAACACAGGCTTTACGACAAACAGAATAGGTCTTTTAGCAACTACAATATCTATAACAACAAATAAACAATCACTTGCTTTATCAATACCATTTTCTGGTGTTATATCGGGAGAAAGCCAAACGATTGCTATTGATGCAGGAATGGCTTCTAAAACAGTATCACTACAAGGTATGATATTAGACCAAAAAATAACTAAAAAGAATAAGTTCGGAGATAAAGTAGAAGCCCAAATGACTTCCCATGAAATCGCTCAATTATTACATTCATATGTTGATTCTTCATTCTTACATGAAGACCAAAACTTATCTAAATTAATTATATTAATGCCTAGTAGGGTAGATACTAATTTTGAATATAGAGATGCTTCTCACGAAACTGCTGACCAAACAGAACTGCCTTTAATTCCTTTTACTTGGGCTAATCGAGAGTATGATATACCACAAACTTCATCAGGCTTTAAACTATCATTTGGTGCTACTCCATTTCCAAAGGAAATACTTACCGGAACTGAAACTGAAATCCCTGGAGTTTCAGGATTTATAAATGATTTTAGTTGTGATTTTTCTGGTCAAGAAGGAAATACTGTAACTTTTAGTTTATCATTTACATCTGCTGCTACTGCTATATCGGATTTCATTAATTCGGCTTTTTGAGGAATAAAAATGTCTGGTATATTTGTTGGAGATACAAAATCAATGGTGTTTCCTATATTATGCGATGCTCATTTAAAACAAGATTATTCTAAACATAATTTAACAAATAGTGTATTATCGGATAGACAAGGAGTATGGGGATTAACCGAGTTTTCTATTGAGGCAATTTTTACTCCATACGATATAAATGGATATGGTAGTAAAACGTCAAGTTCTCAAGGAGTATTAAACTCTACAAAAACTATACCAAGTTTAGGAGTAGGTGCTTCTAATTCAGCAAACTATCAAAGTTATGATTACTTAGGTACTAATAGAGGCACACATAAAATGATGTTATATCATAATACTAACTTTTCTTTTTATTTACAGAATACAGCACCATCTAATATAAATAGACCCGCAGAATATAAACTAGTAGCATCATTTCCTAATATTTCTACTACTGTTGAAAGTGAAACTTTAATATTTGGTACAAATAAAATGTTTAATTATGTAGATTCAAATAGTTATTATGAAGGAGATGCAACTTCATTAAGAAAAATATCATCTACTGCTACAAATGTAACTCCTTTTCAGAACATTACAATAGCAAATAATTCTTTACCTACCAATATTACAGCAGTAGCCGCAACAGGAACAATAACAATGACAGGTGAACCTGAACAATATTATCCTGCTCAATCTGCTAAGGCTACTTTAACTGCATCCTCAAATAACTTTACAGTAGATACATTACCTACTACGGGTTCAGGCACAATTAAGTTTGGTGCTAATCCTTCTGTTGCTAGTGCTAGTACAACTACAACTGAATATATAGAAATAACAAATCAAGACGGTACTGTTACTAAATGGATTTGTGGTGATGGGTCAATTCCTACATTTAGTGTAGATAGTGGTGGTTTTTTAAATACATTAAATTGGCCCGCTAATTCAAGAACATATAGACAATCGAGTTCTGCTGAATTAACTTTGACTCAATTAGTTAATGGTATTAACCAATATAATGCAGGTTGGGATGGTACTGTAACAGGTGGCCCTGACCCTACTTCTGCAACAGCAAATCCACCTGCTATTGTTGCTACATTAACTACTGCAATAAATGGTTCTAGCCCAAACAGAACAGGGGCAGGTGGAAGCATAGCAATTGGTAGCGGTATGGCTTCTGGTATTGTTAGAACACAAATAACTGGTGGTACTGCTGAAAACATGGTTGCTCATAATTATATTACAATAGTAGAAAATGGTAGAACTAGAAGATACCATCCCTATCCAGACAATGCTGATAATTTTCCTGGCCAACAAATAAGTAGAAATAACGGAACTAGCACAGTTAACGTTATCGCATTTGAAGTAAAGGCTAATTCTAATGCTACATTACAACAACTAGCAGCAGCAATTAATCACACAAATGGAAATACAGGAATAACTGCTAGTGTTAGTCTAAATGTATTAACTCTAACTGATGATTCTTCAGGTACAAGCGGTAACGCATACAATGTTAGTAGAACTCATAGTACAATGACTAGTGTTCTTAGTATGTCTAATTTTTCTGGTGGAGAAGCAGCCAATGAAACTAATAAATACATACAAGTACAAGATAGTGATGGTACAGTAACTAAGTTTCATCCTGTTCATTATACTAAATCTGGAATAAGTAATGCAAGTAGTTTTAGTTATGGTGGGAACTCTTTTGTTGCTTATGTATATAGCCCAGGTTCATACATTACTAATTTTATTACTGCTTTTAATAGTGCTACTGCATTAGATATAACAGCAGGTTCTCAAAATGGTAATGACATACCTTTAACTCAAGGCACAGTAGGAGATGTCGGAAATATAACAATAACAATTCAAGGTTCATTAAGCAATGTGTCAGCAAGTGGATTTAGTAATGGATTAGATGCTGCAACACCCGATAAAAAGATTACATTAACAAATGCTTCTGGAGTTGTTAAACAATACAAGGCATCCATAAATGAAAGTACAGGTACTACTGATGGAACATATGTTTTCTTTCAAAAGGGTTCAGATACAACTGCCACTGCAAATAATTTGATTACTGCAATAAATGGTGTTAATGGTCATAATGGTTCTATTACTGCATCTAATCCTTCAAGCAATAATGTTGTGAAGGTAGTTGTTGGACAAGGAAATAACTATGCACTAACAGAAAACATAGACCAAGTAACAATATTAGCAGCATGGAATACAGATTCATCAAATGAAATCACCTTTGCTAATAGTAATGAGTTGGCTAACATAGGGATAGGTGAAACTTTATTTAATTCTAATGGCTTATTAATAGGGACTGTTCAATCAATAAACAACGCAATAGTAACCATTAACGAAAATGCACCTGTTAATGCTATGACTACAATAGTATATGCTTCCCAACCTAGAGAAGCACTATATTTAGAATCAGTTGTTAAGGTAAGTTGTACTTTAAATAAAAACGGAAATGTTAATTTATATATAAATAATTCTTTGGCTAAATCACAAGTAGTAAGTTTTGCTAATGGCTTTTCCTTTGATGCTTCAAATTGTTATATCGGTAATGATAGTACAAATAAAAACACTCAATTTATGGGGGAGTTATTTGAAATAGCAATGTACAAAAGACCTACATTAACTAATTTTTATAAGACTTTAAATCCAGGCTATTCTGATATAGTTTTTTATTACAGGTTTGGTGATTAACGGTGGCTGAAAATTACTACTATGTATTAAACGCAGGTAAAAATCAATCGGAAGCATTGAATCATACTTATGCACAAAGAGATGCTGCATTTCCAAATACTGCTTTCTTTTCTACATCAGTTAATCCAATTATAAAAAATCCTGGTATTCCTTCTTCTGGAAACTTTGCAGGTATATCGGGTTTATCTGCTAACTTTTTCGAGATTAGAATTGCACCATATGATTTAGATGGAAATGGAAATGTAGAAAATAATGAACCTATGATTTCTAGTAATAGCCATACAGGGTTAGTGAATAGAATACATCCCGCAGGTTATTCAGATAATGCTGCTGATGTAAACCATATCAGTAAACATGCTTCAAATCTGCAAGATACTAAATCAAATAGAATTAGATTAAAAACAGAAACCGCAGGAACATTAGCGGTAGGTAGTAATGGGTTAAACATGGATATTAATACCTATGATTATTTCATTTTAATTAATCCTGAAGTAACAGGTAATGATGGAATAATAAGCATTAGACCACATTTTGCTAAAATAAAAGATATAATTCAATTTGATAACTACGGTGATGGAATAGAGTTTGAGCCTAGTTATCCTTCAACTATACCAAGAGGTGCTAAGTTTGAAATATATAAAGGGCCAAATAAAGCAAACACAAATATTGTTGCTGTATCTTATGGGGTAAGAGGCGATACTACTACAAATAGCCCTGCTTCTATTATTACTGATAAATATGATATTAGTAACGTAGTAAGTAGGCCAACTTGGTATTTTTATGAGGATAGATTAGTCAATAAAAACCAATTAGATTATGATACTAAGTACCAATTAACTAGTTGTAGGTTCTTTAAAAATTGGACTTCTTTAAGCGGCACTGGTTTGAATACTAGTGATGGTATTTACCACACTAATACAATAGCATCTAGTGTGTTAAATGATGTTAATTTACAAGGCCATACTATATGGGGTAGTGATGGTAGTGGTGGTGGAATATTAAGAAATATTGGTAATTTAGTTACCGCACATCCTTCTGCACCTGTACTAGACGATGTAAAATATGATATTCCTACTGCGGCAAATGTAGTAGGTGGAGCAACTGCATTTACCTTATATTACGGCAGAACTGTATGTCAAAGTGTTTTCTTAACAGAACCAGAATATGGTACTATAATAAGTGATTTAGGGTCTAAAGGATTAGATGCTGAAGTAGTAGATAACATGAAAGAAAAAGACAGAACAGAAATAAACTATGAGTCTGGCTCTGCATCTGCTTTTGACCCCATAATTTGGAAATCTAGTTTTCCTAATTATAAAAGAAACTCTAATGATAGAAATGTAAACCATGCTGATTATAGTGATAATACTTCATATGACCATGTACATGCGGATTTAGTAGGCCCAAAAAGATACTTACATTATCAATCTTCACATATGAAAAACAATGGTGTCCCTGCGGTACTACATAACATGGTTAATTTACCAAGAAATAAGGCTTCTCAATTAGCAAGAGCAAGCGTATTAGATAATAATGGTATTTACTTTCTCAAACTAAAAAAGGGTTCTAAATATGTAGTAAGAAACAACACTAAAACAGGTATTTTTGGAGTGTATAAATTACCATTCTCTGCTAGTAGTAGTAGTAGTGGCGGAACTTATACAGTAATATTAAATCAAATATCAAAAACATTTGATTGTAGAGATGATTCATTTATTAAAGTAGGAGATTCTCTTATAGTAAGAGGCGATTCTTATATTATATCGGCTATTGCTGCACCTAATATTACATCTATGACACAATCATTAACAGTAAATAAAATAAAAAGAGTAGGAGATTCTACTTACTCAACAATGTCATCAATTGATTCTTTTACTTTAGAAAATATTTATATTAATTCATGGAATGGATTATTAGTTGGGGATTTACCAATAGATACCAAAGCAATATATAGTAATAATGTGCTTCAAAGATTAACAATAAATGGAAATACTATATCAAAAGATAAAACTACTCTAAGTAAAAGTAAATTAACTATTTTATCTGGAGAGTTTTCTGGTATTGATATACCAATTGAATATGGTAATTCTACAACTAATCATATTAAACTTAAACAACCAAATAAACAAATGTATATTCCAGATTCAATATCATCTAATAGTAACCCATCATTTATAAATTACATAACAGGGAATTATGGAATAGATGAAGAAATATTTTCTGGTACTATTGAAGATACTTATCCTAAACTTATTGAAGGAACACCTACATATCAAATAACAGGTAGAGATGGCTTGTCCAGATTATTAGACAATACAGTGAGTAAAAATCTAGGATATACTAATGAGTTACTACACTCTAGTTTGATACCAATGTTTGACCATACTCTTACAGTAGATGTTTCTGGTACAATAGGTACAGCCTCTAAGACTTTTAACACCGTTTCCTCACCCGCATCCGGTAGAGTTAATGCTTCTGCTCTTAAAAAATATGATTTGTTATTCAATGCTTCCACAATGAAATTGATAGGAGAAGTAGACAGTATATCTGGAAATACTGTTACTATGAGAGATAACGCTTTGATTAGTGGAAGCAACAACATTCCTATAAAGGCGGTTAGTTTAAGTGACAATACAACAAATAAGTTTTATTTATCTGGTGTTAAATCTATAAATACAAACCCAAAAGGCACATCTAGACAAACTGATTTAGTTTCAGCAGGAGATAAAGGATTAGTGTTTATTGACGGAGATGAATTAATATATAATACAAATAGAGAACAGTCTACTAGGAACTTGGCATATACTTCTTCTCAAGGTTCTTATCAAGAAGATAAATCATTGGGATATGATGTTACTGGTGTAAGGGGGATAACCGATAATGATTCTAGATTTGCATTTAAACTTGGGGATGAAAGCACACCTACTGTAACTGAAAAGTCTAAGATTGTTGCTTCTGCTATAAATTATTTTTCTGTATTAGATATAAGTGAAAAAACAGGAGCAGACACAACTATAACAGTTGCACCTACTTTCCCTGTTGTATTAGGAAGCATTGAATTAAACACAAGCGATTCAAGATTTAGTAATGAAAATGAAGCATATATTTATTTCTTAAATACAAATATACCATATGGAGGATATATACATAAATTAAATGGGGTTTATGGTGGTGAAAATTATACTCCAAGTTTAACATTTAAGTATCACGATTTACAACAATTTAGTTCAGGTACTCTATCAATTGATAATACATTCAACTCACACAAATCAATATATAATAACTTAAGAGATTTATCAATAAGCGGTGCTTCTCCTGCTTATGGTATCAAAGGATATTCAAATACATTATACAATACAGCAGAAATGGCTAACCTATTAACTAATGATATAAATCCAATAGAGGGTAGTAATATAATTGATTCAGAATACAATGAGTTTTACAAACTTAAAGTAGGTAATTATAAGTTTAAATTATCAGACAATTCTAAAATAACTCCTCCTAATGAGTTTGTTAAAGGATTAACGGTTGATACATTAGATTATTCAACAGCAAGTTATCCAGGTAACTTAGTCATATCGCCCGCAGATATACCTAACGCAGAAGGCCCAACTAACGTGGTTAAAAATGGTAGTCGTTATTTAGTAAATATAGACCCTAAAGTTAAAAATTATGAATTAATGGCCGTTGGTGATATATACCCAGAATCTAAACTAAGACATAATCACTTAGGGTTTAGTAGTAAGCCCTTTGCTTCTTATGGAATGCTTTTAGAATCTACCCCAACTAAAGGTGATTCTGTATCTCATAGTAATTATACAGGAAGTTCTAAAGAAACAATATTAAAAGATAGTAGTTATCAAACAGCAAAAATATCTACTGCTTCAATTAATACTAATCAAATTAAAAGATGGGGGGTAATGAGATTAGTAGAAGCAACTTACGATTGGCATTTTAATCCTGTGGATGCAGAAACAATGCCTAAGACTTCCAATATTCCAACAATACCAAACTTTCAGTATTGGAGATTTAATGACCCTGTTCAACCAACAACGGGTAATGGTACTGCAATTACATATGTAGATTCAGATTATGATGAAGGAGAATTATTTTTTAAAGTAAATACTAACCCAGAATCTTCAACAAATAGACAAACTGTTACATTCCAACCTTTCGATGCATTATATAACGCAACTTCAGGCAATCTTATTGCTATATACAAAGGAACATCAAATGTGTCTTTATATGGCGCAAATGATTCTTCTAATTATACTAGTAGTGATTGGGTTTTGTATACGACATCAGGTGCTAATATGCCCTTATATGTGTTAAGAGCAGAGTCTACACTTCATTCAAGCAGTACCTATTATAATCACTACTGGCCTGGACTTATGCCATTCAATCTTTATTCTGATACAGGAAATGGAATAGACACACTAGCAGAAGACCCAATTAAAATGACTAATGTATATCTTGCCAGAGAACCAATAGACAAGGAGTATTTTGATTATAATATACTTGTAGGAGATGCACTATATGCATTTGACCCACAGAATATACTAATTCCTTTAATTTCAAGAGTAGATAGAAATAAGGATATCACAGATAAAAAACACTACGCAATATCAGCATGGCATGATAGTGAACAATGGGAAAATAGTAGAAGTAATTTCACAAATGATGATGCCCCTACTTATTATCACATATCGAGAGTGATGGATGCTTTAGCACAAGAAACTTTTGATGCTGATTTGAGTGTATCAAATCAAAATACAAAGCCTAGAGAATATTTGATGGGGTTAGGCCATATTTATGATAACTGTACTGCTATATTTAGAGATATTAAAAACAGTTTTGATGCAATGGAATATGACCTAGACAATACTTCTGCTCCTTTAGATTTGGCTTCATTGGCTGACTATACTGCCTTTGAACCTCATGTTATGGATAGTGAACAAGACCAACATGGCTTGAATGTTATGATTAAAAGAAAGGGAAAAAACGCATCGTTTGTAGGTACTAGAACAGTAGAACGTATTTTAAATAATGAAGAAGGTAGAGAACCAAAAAGTAGGTCAACAAATCATCAGGGTAATGGTGAAAATACAGGTGAACTATTTAATGCTCAAATGTTTATCAAACCTAAGTTTAATCTTGTAGAAGCAACTAGTTCAACTCTTGCCTCTAAAGGATATACTCATTCAGACAAAACATTGACATTTAGTATGAATGATAATTCTACACACAGTTGGTTAGCATTCGTTAATAACTTAGAAGGATACTATTTAGTTTCA